TTTTTACCCTGAATATTATACCCTATTTTTCTCAAAAATTAACGACTTTTTATAACGTCTTCAAAAATCCCCATATATATAATAAGTATAGGATTTACCAATTAATCACTTGGAGAGTCAATGGATTTAGTTACTAAGCGATACAAACTCAAAGACCTATTGCCTGATAAAGCAAAAGAGATAAGCATCAACTACGGGATAGATGAGGATACTATTGAGTTTGTACGTAAAGGATACGCTACAGGAGATTTTGAGTTTATAGAGGGAGAGAAAGCCAGTATAGATCATATTACCACAAAGGGTAAAGACCGGGATGGTGATATAGTCGATCCTGACGGACTTGATTTTTCTCAATTTCAAAAAAGCCCGGTTGTTATGTGGTGTCATGATTACAAACAGCCCATGATTGGTCGTTCTGCGTGGTGTAAGAAAACAGAAAATGGTTGGGTAGCAAAAACTATTTACTCAATGGTCAATCCTCTTGGTAAGCAGATATATGAAATGAGAAAAGAAGGGATGCCTTTTGGCAAATCCCTTGGTTTTATCCCGTTGGCGGTGGATAAGAAAAAAGAGAAGGCAATGGGATGTAAAAACTATTATAGCAAAAGCCTTGTCCTTGAGTATTCTGATACCCCTATGCCAAGTAATCCCGATGCCCTACAAATAGCAGTAAGTAAGGGCCTTCTTACTCTGGAACAGGCAAGGGAATACGAGATAGAGGAAGATTTTGAAATAGAAATTGAAGATGAAATTATTGGTAAAGGAGTGCAGATGGAAAAAGAAAACCTTGAAAATATAGAACAGAAAGCCAAGACGGATGAAACCGTTGAGATGATTAAGTGTTATAAGTGCATGAAGAGTTTCAACTATATAGAAAATGAACACGAAAGTGGTGATTATGGTGTATGTCCTAAATGTCAGGCTATGAATACCAAGGAAGGCAAAGAATATAAAGCGGCAGCAAAAAAGCCCGATGAGAAAATAGAAGATAACAAGAAAGGCGAGAAAAAGGAATTTGAAGAAGAAGTAGAAACTAAAGCTGCAAAGACCGAGTTTGATGAAACCGAAAATGAACTCCGTTATCGTATAGAAGACCCCGATAAATTTGAAAAGTTCCGTAGGTTTGCTCTTAAAAAGGACAAACCCCGTGTATTTGGTCTTTATGGGAAACTTACGGGTAAAGATGAATGGCAGATGCAAGCCTTGAGATTCCCTAAAGGCGATGGGTGGGATAGTACAAAAGCAAGTAAATGGATAAATGACCATCCTGATGTTGCTAAGACCAAGCCCGAAGGCAAGAGCTTTAACCTGGAAGTTGTAGAAAAGAAACTCAGCCTTGATAAGAATAAATCCTGTATGGATATGGTAAATGATATCGGAAAAGGAATACGGGATTATTTTAAGACTAACGAGGAAACAAAGAATGATTATGTAGATGCATACGTTCAAGACCTTTATCCCACAAGTTATCCCAATGGGGAAGTAGTTTTCAGAACTTGGATTAATCAGAAACAGATGCTTTATCAAGCCTCTTACGCATATTCAAATGACGCCGTAACTATTTCCAATATGAAAGAAGTGGAAGAAGGTTATGTAAGTAAGTCTTATGATAACTTTGTAGAGGAAATTATAGAACAGAAAGAACTTGAGATAGGAAATGAAATAGACGAACTTGAAAATGATCTTGCTTTTGCAACAGCTAAAACCAAGCATTATGTAGATGAGATTGAACGCCTGAAAACAATAGAAGAAAAATACATCGTTATCAAAGAAGGGCGCATGTTGAGTGATAAAAATAAGAAACTCATTCAAGCTGCTATTGATGCCCTCACTAACCTTATGGGAGTTAAGGAACAGACCGAAGAGAAAAGCTTTGAATTGGAAGTAGAAGATGATGCGGGAATAACAAGAGACGATATTATGAATGTGTTAAAGGAATTTGTGAAGAAAGAGGATAAGCCTATTGATTATAACTCAGTGGTTGAAGAAGCAATAGCAAGAGCAAAAGGAAGGGCAACACTATAATAAGCATAAAGTTTTCTCGAAGTGTTAGGAAGTTTCTAATTGTTGGAGATAGTCAAGAGCTATTAGACAATTATTCCAGAGACACTAGGACAACGCAGTAAATAAATTAGGAGGTTACAATGGCTGAAAAGATAGGAAAAAGTGAACTTAAGGATGTTATTCTTGGATGTATGGAAGAACTTCGTGATGCGGGTCAGATTCCTGGAATAACCGATAAAGATGCAATCACAAAGGAAATGACCGATAATCTTACTCAGATTATAGAAAAAAGATTTGGGGAATTAGAAGGTAAAAAGCATCTTGGTTCCGACAAGATGGAAGACGACAGGATATGGAAAAGCACTAGTGAATTTCTTGGCGCAGTGACTAAAGCCGGTATAACTGGTGAAATGGATGCAAGGTTTAAAGCTGCTGATGGTGCTAATGAGTCTGTAGCATCTGAAGGTGGTTTCCTTGTAACGCCGGAATGGAGTAAAGAACTTATTACCATTGCTCATGATACGGGTATGCTTTATAAGAAATGCCGTAAAATTCCCGTAAGTGGAAATAGCCTTACTCTTAATGGTATTGATGAACAGTCTCGTGCGAACGGTAGTAGATGGGGTGGGATAACGATTTATTGGAGTGATGAAGCTGGAACTGTTACTGCTACAAAACCTAAAGTAAGGCAGATGAACCTTAAGCTGAAAAAGCTCATGGGTCTTTGCTATGCAACTCAGGAATTGCTTGACGACCAGACCGCACTTCAGTCCGTGCTTACGCAGGGCTTTGGAGAAGAGTTTGGATATAAGCTTGATGATGGTATTTTAAATGGAACTGGTGCGGGTCAGTTGCTTGGTATTCTTAATAGTCCGGCATTCGTAACTCAGGCAATTGAAAGCGCACAGACCTTAAGCCACGCCTTTATTTATGAGAACGTGGTAAATATGTGGAATAGGATGCTTCCTCGTAATAGGATGAATGCTGAATGGTATATCAACCAAGACCTTGAGCCTTGGATTGATAGAATGAGCCTTATCGCCGGTACTGCCGGTATCCCTGTGAACCCCGCGGTTAACGGATTGATTAACGCCAGCCAGCCTACACTTAAGAACAGGCCAATAGTGCCTCTTGAACAGTGTCAGGCAGTAGGAACCACGGGAGATGTTATCCTTGCCGATTTCAGTCAGTATCTTGTGATTGATAAAGGTGGGATGGGTATGCAGACCGCAAGTTCTATCCACGTCAAATTTGTGTATGATGAAATGACCTATCGGTTTACTTATCGGGTAGATGGTCAGCCTTTATGGCATTCAACCCTTACCGCTGCAAATAGTGGTACTACAAGGTCGCCGTTTGTAGGACTTGGAACCAGGACTGCGTAATGAGAATAGAGCTTTTAACGGAATGGAAGGGATATAAGAAAGGGGACATCGTAGAAATAGGTGATGAAATAGCCCTGGAACTTATATCCTCTGAGATGGCAATAAACACAGCAATCAGGCATATAGACGAATACAATGTCTCTAGGATAGTGAAAGAAGGGTTTTTGGAAGGGCTTTATAGAGACAGAGAAATGCTTGATTGGAAAATCGAAACACTGGAGAGGGAACTTGAGATAGAACCAGTTCCCTCTCCTAAAGGAAAATTCACAAAAAGAATCGTAACTAAGGAGGTAAATTAATTATGAACCGAATAAATGCTGATCATGTAGTGGTGCCGATTTATTGGGCACAGAGTCACGATGGAGCAATTGCAAGTGATATTATCAATATGAAGGATTACGCACAGGCTGACATCTATCTTATGATAGGTGCGGTGACTAAAGCGGCTGCAATAACTCTTGAGCAGGGTCCGTCCGTTTCGTCTGCTACGGCTTCTCTAAGTTTTGTCAATTACTTCAGTACTGGTTTTATACTTGAGTATGATGGAGCAAGTACTACCACTCCTGCGGCAGCGGGTGAAACCGTTACTGGTGCCGGTGCTGGTGTGGGTTATGTATATAAAGATTTTGGGAACAAGCTCGTGTGTTACGCTTATAATGGCACTACATTTGTGGATAACGAAGTTCTTACGTTCTCTGGTGGGAAAACAGCGGTAGCAAATGGTATTCAGAAATATGAAGACCTTATGGTGCCAAGAGTTGCGGCATCTGACACATTTAGTATTACTGCTGTAGCAAACAAAATGTATTGTATTCCTGTAAGATCGTCAATGCTTACTGATGGTAATACTTGCGTAGAACTTAATATAGCCGATGCAGACACTACACTTTATGCTGCTTGGGCTGTTATGAGTGAACCACGTTACGCAGGTGAAACTCCTCCTTCAGCGATTTACTAAGAAATTACTCAGAGGGGTGAAATTCCCCTCTACTTTTCCTCGCAATAACAGGGGAACCACTCCTGAAAACCTTAAGTGGTATGGATATTGTCTTTGGAGGTAAATCATGGTAACAAACGTTAAATCAGATTGGGTAAGCGGGAATCTTGTTTTTAAGAACACTAAGACTGGTACGCCGGTAATGACTATTTCCCCCGGTGGGGTGCAGTTTCCTAATCCAAGTGGTGGTGGAGATTATTTTGTTGATAATAACGCAGGAGTAGATGCAACCGGAGACGGCATGTCTTGGGCAACTGCATGGAAAACTCTTGCAAAAGCAATAACTGCAGTTAATGCTAGAACAGGATCAAGCAATTATGCAGCGCGGTGTAGGATATTTTATAAGGCAGATAGTGAAACAGTAGACCTTACAGCGTTGCCTCAGAAGACTGATATTATTGGCGTCGGCTCTTGTGATGCATATCCACTGGCAAGTATTAAAGGAAATCATGTACCAATAGTTGAACATCTTGGCTGTAGATTTATTAATGTTCGCTTTAAACCTGCCGCTGACGGTATCTTGTGGACCTTAACCGATGCATCAAACGGGATAGGTTTTATCGGGTGTCAGTTTGTTGGTGTTGAAAGTGGAAAAACAACTAGTAGTGCAATTAGTACAACAGCAGTGGAACTTCTTGACGTTATTGATTGCAATTTTGACGGGGCTTTCTCCGCTGATGTTATTGCAATCGGAGCAGGAAATGCTTCTGGTTTAAAGATTATAGGAAATACTATTCGAGGAGCTGCAAACGACGGTATTGTTATTGATACCGGGGCTACTTATACCAGTGTTAATAGTAAAGCCCTTATTAAAGGTAATACTATTCATTGTGCGGGATGTACTATTAAAGATGTTCCTGATACTGCGATTGTGGTAGAAAATGATCTTATTTCAGCAGCGGCAACGGGCACAGCGTCCCTTGATATCAATATTAGACTTGCTGCTCGTAATTGGATTACAGATGCAACTAAGGGTGCATTGTATCCTGGTGAACATTAATAATTAATCCTTGGATAAGCGGGTTTTCTCCTTCCCGCTTATCCTCTCTTTAAGGAGGCTATTGGAGGAGGATTAATTATGACTGAGATAATAAAAAAGGCTTTTAAACTACCAATAGATGTACCGCACCTTATTAATGCAGTAATTGTAGCTCTTATTGTAGGAGTAGCCGGTGGGTACATAACTATTATGATAGGTCAAGGTGTTCAAAAAAAATGGATGGAAAATTTTGATTTTAGAATGACAAATGCAGAGGCTTCAATAAAAGATTTCCGCATCCATGAAAGTAAATACAGTGGGGATTTAGAAAAGCTCAATACAATTTGTACTCATATGGGTAAATTAGAAGATAAACAAGAAAAAATATGGGGTAAATTAGAGGAAATACAAAGGTTTCAAGTGAGGCAAGAAGTTCTTAGTAATACAAGAAGGGATGTAAAGATTAAGAAAGATCGGGCAATAAAAGAGAAAGAAGATTCGGATTGGGAAAATAGGATAAGGTAAGGTGAAAAGAGAGGGGATAACACATGGCTGATTTAGGAACGGTCACAATAACAGAACAAGATTTTCTTAGTATAAAGAAAGTAACATTTTCTTGGACAAGTGTAGATGGTGGTGGGGATGCAGGTAAAGCGGTTAAAACAACAGGAAAGAGTTATACAGGAGAGGCAATACGACTTGTGACTGTTCCTGGTACGGTAGGAGACCAACCAAGTGATAATTACAATGTAACAGTTCTTGACAGTGATGGAGTGGATGTTCTCATGAGTGCCGGGTTACTTCGGGATCAAACAAACACAGAACAAGTCTTGGCTTCATTACTAGGTTGTATGGCAGATACAAAATTAACCCTAAGTGTTAATAGTGCAGGGAATGCAAAGAAAGGTACTGTATATCTCTATATAAGAGGATAAAATGATAGTTCCATTAACTGAAGTTTTGGACTTCTTACAAATAGAAAATCAATACTTTACAGTAAATGCATCGGAAAATATCCTTATCTTTACATATGATACAGGTGCAGCAACATCTGTTACTATGACAGATGGAACGTTTATAGGCACTCAACTGGCAAGCTCTATGCAAACCATTATAAATACTGCTCTTACTTGTTCCTCAGTAGTTGTATGGGATAGCACAACAAGGAAATTTACATTTACTGTTCCCGCTGGACATACGCTTACATATACTCATGCAGGAAGTAGCCTTGGTCTTATGGTAGGATTTACCCAAAATCACGCCGCAAGTGTTGCTATTACGAGTGATGATAGTGTAGGTAATCCCACTGCTATTGTATCACAAATACATAGTGGAGTAGAAGCATGGGTAAAATCTTATTGTCGTAAAGAATTTGAACTTGCTACTTATTTTGAACGTCATGATGGTGGGGAATTTGGGGATAAAATATTTCCTTACCAATATCCCATAACATCAGTACAAAGGCTTGTTATTTCCAAACTTGATGTAGTTGGGGTATGGAACACAAATAGATATACCACAGCAACCGTAAATGTAAATAGTACTGGTGTAAGACTAGTTAAAGATGGAACGATTGTAAGTACAATTGATTTTGCTACATATACAACCATTGGGGCAGTATGTACTGCTATTAGCGCAGCAGGAAATGGGTGGTGGGCTCAGTTACAGAGCAGTGATTATCAGAATTATTTAAGTACAGAATTAAGGCCTGTTTATAGTTTAAATTGCATCAATGGAAATGTCTCATATATCTATATTCCTTATAACGAAGGTAGCTATATTGATTTTGAAGTCTACACAAATCGTGGGTACGTGTGGATGTTAGGTGGTTATCCTAAAGGCCATAGAAATATATTTGTTGATTATACCGCCGGATATATTACAGCCGATACTACAAGTGCATTAAGTGCTGCTAATCCTGACGCCCAAACTATTCCTGAAGACCTTAAATTTGCAATAAAAATACTCATAAAACAAGTTTATCAATCCTGGTGGGATAGCAGTTTTGGAACGGATTCATTTACTGTAGGAAGTATTACTACTTCATTTGAACAGAATCCTATTCCTAGACAAGCACGTCAAATCCTCGACCGTTATCAAAAGAGGTTATGCTAAATTATGGTAGGCCGAAAAAAGAAAGTAATTCTTACTCAAGTCAGCGATAGCATAAGTGCTGAAGGGGAAGTTCTTCAAGTACAAACAGATTTAGGTTATTTGCTTGGTGTTCTTTCTCCTACTTCGGGAAGGAAAACCTTTGCAGAAGGTAAATGGCGTGTATATTCAAGCCATACATTCGTTACTGAATACCCTATTCCTTACGTAATAAATGAAAAGTGTTTTATTAAAGTTCCCAATACTACAAGAATATTTGATATTCAAAGTGTAGATAATGTTGATGAACAGAACATGTATTTGAAAATAGATTTATTGGAGCGTACATAATTGGCACGAGTTGAAATGGATATAGAAGAAGCAATGGGAAAACTCATAGAACCCATTCAAAAGAAAATGGTTGCAATTGGTTTTCTTATTGAAGCCGAAGCCAAGAGAAATTGTCCCGTTGATCTTGGTAGATTACGTGCAAGTATTACTACCAATTGGAGCAAAAGCGAATTAGGAATAAGAAGTGGGAAACAATTTTCATTAGGGCCGGGGATAAATGTAACAGCAAGTAGTGATGGAGTAGGTGAACCGAAAGCAAAGGAGAATGAATTTGTAGTAGTAATTGGATCGAATGTGGAATACGCGCCGTATCCCGAACTCGGAACTGGTATTTATGCTGAAGGCGGTGGTGGAAGACAAACCCCATGGATATATCCTATTGGTGATGGATTTAGATGGACAAATGGTATGCGCCCCATTGCTTATCTAAGACGCGCATTTGAGAAATACCGGAGCAAAATAATGAATCTGGGAAAAGTATAATATGACAGAAGTTGATACTGCAATAATGACGCTATTCAATAGCACAAGTGGAAGTCCTACACCTGCACATAATAGTCTTTACCTTGCCTTGTACAATACTACTATTGCAAGTTACCCTAGATTTTTTAATGAAGAAGCCCCGCAGACAACGGGATTACCCAATGATGGTATGCCTTTTGTAGTTTTCCACAATTTGTCAGATATTTATGAGTTTGAATTTGTGGAAGATTTTGAGAACATACTTATCCAATTTACAATACGAGCAAAAACAATAGCAGAAATAAATAGTATTTATACAAAACTTGATAACCTATTTAATTGGTGCACTCTTTCAATATCTGGTTATACTCACGTTTATATGAGACGGGAACAAACCCATGCAAAAGGAAAAACTGATCTATTTTGGTCGATGCCCGTAGATTATAGGATTTACATAGAAAAAACATAGGAGAAAATGAATGGAAGATTTTAAAGAATACCCAACAGTAGAGGAAATAGAACAGGCCATACTTGATTTAGGTAGTGATCATTTACCTACTTTTGGTGGCATATTTGAAGGTGGTATAAATAGCCAACAAGTTGCAGACGAATTAGCTCCTTGTATTTTAACTATCCTTGAATCAGGTGAGAAAATTAATTCATATCTCGAAATAGGAAGTGCAAGTGGGGGAAGTTGTTTTATCATAAATCATTATTTTAATCCTGGTGTAAATGTACTTGTAGATAACAATATCCATCCTAAAGCTGTTTTAAGGCCCGTAGTGCTTAAAGACATTGCACGTAGAGAACTAATCGGTAGTAGTCACGATAATTCGATATGCGAGAAAATACGCGAAATGAAGACTACTTTTGACATGCTCCTAATAGATGGGGACCATCTTTATGAAGGTTGCCGTCAAGACGTAGAAATGTATGGGCCGTTACTTAAAGAAAATGGTTGGTTTATTCTTCATGATACTCAAATAGGACAACCTTTTGGAACTAATAAATTATTTAACGAATTGCTTGTTGATAGCAGATGGAAATTTGTAAAGGAATATGTATCAGAGAAATATAGTAAGTGTGGGATTGGATTGTTTAGGAAGGTAGGATAAAATGATTAGCATATGTATCCCTATCTATAATAATCTTGAACTTACTAAGGAATGTCTTAAAGCTATTTATGATAATACGAGCGGGGAATATGAAGTAATCCTTATTGATAATGGCTCTAATCCTGCTTTTGTATGTAATTGGGATAAAGCGGTGATAATAAGGAACGAAGAAAATAAAGGTTTTCCCATTGCAGTTAATCAAGGTATCCAAGTAGCAACAGGAGATACAATAGTTCTCCTAAACAATGATGTTATCGTAACACCTAATTGGTTAGAGAGACTTACTAAGCATCTTGATGAATATGATATAGTTGGGCCAATGACCAATTATGTAGCCGGGCATCAAAAAGCCCTTCTTCCTGTATACGAGAATAGGAAAGAACTTGATGAACAAGCCCTTATTTATTACCAAGAACATAAAGGGGAAACACAAGAAGTTAATTTCGTAATTGGTTTTTGTATGGTATTCAGAAAAGACCTATGGGAAGAACTTGGACCATTTGACGAGAGTATTTGGCCTTGTAGTGGAGAAGAAATTGATTTTTGCTTAAGAGCATTAGAATTAAAACACCGAATAGGAATAGTTCAAGACCTATATGTTCATCATATTGGCAGTCAAACCTTTTCTCTTATGCAAAAATCAGGACAAATTAATTACGGAGAAATATGTCAAATAAATGATGCTCATCTAGCAGAAAAGTGGGGTGCTGATTTTTGGCATAAACAAGTTGCTTTATAACGTAAAGCCTTGAAAAACATATATATTATAACATAGGAGAATAAAATATTGATAGAAATTTCAAATAAAAGATTAGCTATCGGAGTTCCAAATTCATTGGATAGGATTTATTCCGATTTTTTTGACAGTTTTATCTGCATGGAAAAACCTCCTTTTATATATATTAGAGAACGAGGAGAAGTTGGCCAATTAGATGAAATGCGGAATGAGATTGTGCGAAAAGCTAAACACGCTGGTGTAACACATTTAGCGATGTTGGATATGGATCAAATTTATCCAAGTAATCTCATTACTAAGCTTCTTAGTGATATAAAGGATAAAATGGTAGTGGGAGCATTAATACATAGGCGTTATCCACCATTTGACCCATTAATAATTAAAGGAAGCGTCGGAAAATATGAAACGATTACTAATTGGGAAGACGGGGAATTGGTTGAAGTAGATGCAACAGGAACTGGGTGTCTGATGTTTGATATGAAAATATTTGATGAAATACCAGAACCTTGGTTTAAATTTGCAAAGACAAAAAAAGGAACTGTTGGGGAAGATTTCTATTTTTGTAACAGGGTCCGAAAAGCAGGACATAAAATATTTGTTGATACTAGCCTTCAGGTTGGGCATCTTGCCCTTATGGAGATAAGTCGTGGAACCTGGGAATTGTATAAGCATTTAAAAATAGCACAAGCAGAGCAAATAAAGAATAAAGTAATAGGAGGTTAAATTATGGCAGTATATGTTGGAAGAAAAGGAAATGTATTACTTGGTACTTACAAAGTAGCAGAGATTGGGACTTGGAAAATGAGTGGGGCTATAAGAGACACGATTGATATTACCCCCTTCGGTAGTGAGGAAAAAATTTATGAGTTTGGTCTTGCTGATGGGGGAACTATTACCTTTAGTGGTAGCTACGATCCTACGGATAGCACGGGGCAAGCATTACTTGATAGCGCACATAGTCTTGGCTCTAAACTCACAAATCTCAAATTCATGATTAACAGTACAAGTGGGTATATAAGTGATGTTACTGGGAATAGCAGTTCTTCAATGCTTGTTACTAAATGTAAGAGCATTGACATGAGTGCGAATGGCGTAGGTAAGATTGATTTTGAAGTGAAAATTAGTGGTAGAGTTGCTTTAGTATAAAACTATATACTTAAAAACAATTTAACACTACAGCCATTTAAACGCAAATGAAAGGGTATTCTGAGGAGGATACATGATTGATTTAGGAAATCTTAATCCAGAAACAAAATTTGACTATTTAGATGAAGGTGAGTGGGTGAGTCTTAGAATTTGCCCACTCGAAATTGTGCGTAAAATAATAAAAGAATGTACGACTAAAACAGATAGAGAATACAAAGTAATTGACGGCAGTCCGTATATTTTCAAAGAAGATAAAACAGATGATACCTTATATAGTGAAAAAATATGGGAATACTGCATAGTGAATTGGCTTATCCATGATGCTCAAGGAAATGAAATACCATGTAATACAGAAATGAAAAAGCTCCTTATGAATGGCAGCTTGAGATTTGCTACTTTTATTAAGGACAAATTGGAACTTCTTAGAAAAGTAATGGATAATGATAAAAAAGAAGAACTAAAAAACTCCTAAACTTCGTAGAATGGTTACATGATCAAAATAGATCATCCTGCGAAGAATGCGAATACATATGGAATAAAAGAGGTTACCCACCACCATGCGATAGATGTAAACCTAATTTATTAGCTGAAAATTATGAAGCTATAAAAGTGTGGAATTACGTGAACAGACAATACCTTACTATTGGTATGGGAGACGTAGTAGATATTAATATGTGTGCAGTCCATGATGTAATGGAAGATTGTAATGTAGTAAACAAAGAAGACTGTATGGATAAAGTTGTTTATGCGTTTAGAAAAATAAGATTGTTATCAGTAGAGGAGTAATGCCAGAGGATACCGGAGCATTAGGAACTGCGTATGTTCAATTTAGCGTAGACCTATCTAAAATACAAACATCTTTATCTGATATAAAGAGGCAAGTAACTGAATCTGCTACATATGCGGAAAGGTCTATTTCTGATGCCTTTAAACGTAGTGCTGATTCTTCTGGCATAAGTATGGCGGGACTTGCTGCAAAGTTTACTCTTGTACAAATGGCAATAGAAAAAACAGTGGCGGTTCTCCGAAAAATACCAGATACCATTAAAGAAAGCACTTTACTTAATGCTAGAGTAGAAACTCTTGGGGTTGTTGTCGGAGTTGTTGGCACTAATGCAGCGTATACTAAAAAAGAAATGGATAGTTATGTTGAAGGAATAAGAAAAATGGGCATAACCACTCAAGAATCAATGAGTGGGGTTATTCGTATGACACAAGCTCATATTGATCTTGCAAACAGCTCAAAACTTGCAAGACTTGCACAAGATGCTGCTGTTATTGCAAATACAAATAGTAGCGAGGCATTTAATAGATTAGTTCTTGGTATACAACGAGGAGAAACAGAAATACTCCGTACAATGGGTATTAACGTAAGTTTTGAAGAATCCTATGCAAAAATTGCGAGTCAATTAGGTAAAAGTACAAATGCTCTTACAGAGAATGAAAAAATTAACGCACGTGTAAATATAGTTATGGAGAAAGGAAAAGACATAGCAGGTTCTTATGAAGCAGCGATGGGAACAGTAGGAAAGCAATTTCTATCTATGCCAAGATACATTGAGGAAACAAAAAACCAACTAGGTGAGTTGTTTAAACCCGCTATGGGCGTTTTAATTCAGGGCATAACTTCTCTTTTAAAGAAAATGTCAGATCAGATGACAGAATATAAGAAGAGTGGTAAATGGGATGAATTAACCGCATCATTTAAAGTTTATGCAAAGATTTTAATTGAAGGAATTTCAAACGCAATTGATTTATTTATAACAATTACTAAAGTTTTAGTTACATTTAAAACTGAAATATTTGCAGTTATTATAGCAATAACAACTTGTACTCTCGCATTAAAAGCATTTACTATAACTTTAGTAATAGAAAAAGTTCTTGGGTTTGCTTCGGCCTTAACAATAGCAAAAAGTGCTGTTATTGCACTATCTGTCGCTATGGAAGCAGGGGCATCTGGTGGGATTGTGGCTGCATTAACTGCTTTAGTTGCTCTTATTAGTGGCCCTGTTTTGGTAATAGGAGGTATTATAGCGGCAACTGTTGCCGCTATAGGAGGCCTCACTTATGCAATAATAAAAACAAGAGAAGCAGAGGAACAGGCAAAAGATAAAGCTGAAAAGTTTAAAAATTCATTGAAGGAATTATCTTTAATAGATTTATCAGAACAAAGATTTGCTTTAGAAGAAGAAGCAAAAACATTAGAGAATATAGCGTCAACTACAGCAGGAGAAAGAGTTAGGGAAATAAAAAAGGAAGTTCAGGCACTAATTGACGAAATAACAAGAAGACAACCAGATATCAATAGATATTCAAAAGAAATGGCTGAATATCTTACCAGTATTGGAAAGGAAAAACCAGCACCTTTATTTGGAAAAAGCCAAGTTGTTCTTCCTCAAAAAAGTAATATAGAGTCTTTATTTAATTTGGAAAATTTTATTAAACAAGGAGAAGAAGCCGCAAAATTAAGAGAAAACATGTTGCTATTACCAAATGAAGACGAAATAAAACGTCGTGAAAAAGATACGACTAGTGCCCTCAAAGATGCATTACAAAAAATGAATAAAGAAAACATAGAATCTAATAAGAAAAAAGAAGAGGAAATACTAAAACAAATAAAGGATTATAACGAACTTTTTCTAAAACAAGAGGATGATCTTGGAGCAAGCCAATTAGTAAAGGCTGAGTATATAAAGAATAAGTTGAAAGACCTTGTGAAGTCTCATTTTGAATGGGAATACGAGTTTACAAAAAAGATGCAAGATACAGAAAATTCTGTGCTTGAACTTGTACAAACAGACCATCAGAAGAAAATGAGGGCTTTTGATAAAGAGTATATTGAGACAAAACGTGCGTTGCAAACGCAAGATTATGAACGAGAGACTAAAGACAATAATAATCTTCTTGGGGAATACGGTAAATTTTGGAGTAGAAAAACAGAACTGATTTTCCAAGGAGCTAAGAGTATCAAACAAGCGTATGAAATTATTAGGGATGAGGAGAAGAAACGGCAAGAGTCCATGCAACATACTATTGATATGCAAAAGGTTCAAAGAGAGCAAGATTTAAAAATTCTTGAATTTAGAAAGGAAAGAGGTGAAGTAGGAGAAAAAGAAGTTATCAATAAAAAATATGAAAACGAACAAAAAGACCTTCTTGCGCAAATAGCTCGTGCAGTTGATGAATTTCAAGGTTTTACAAAAGAAGCAGTGTATGCAACAGAAGTAGATAAATTAGTTGGAGAAACAAAAAATAATAATGTGGTATTTCGTGATTCTGTTGAAGTATTTAGAAAAGCTGTTGAATTACTTTCTGGAAAAAGTACAGGTGGTGGTAAAACATCTTCCTCTGAAGAAGTAATAAAAACTTACGGAACACAATTATCAAAATATTTTTCTGGAAATGAAGCACTTATGTCGAGAATCTTACAAGCAGAATCTGGGGGGAATCCAAATGCATTTAATCCCGCTGGTGGAGGTAAAGGTGCTCTTGGGTTATTTCAAATTAGAGGACAATTGCACGAACAAGCCTTAAAAAGTGCCGGTATTATTGAAAGTGTTCAAGACCTTTACGACATAGAAAAGAATTTCAAAGCAGCGGCTTTATTATTTAAACAGTCAGGAACAAGCCCTTGGAATGCGTCTAAATCAGTATGGGGAAAAGAAAGTGTTAGTATGGTTCCTTCCACTTCTAGCAAAAGTACTGTTAGTAATTTTGCAGGATCATTAAATTACACAGGAGAAAAAAGTTCTGTTGATGAATTAAAAATAGAGAAGCAAACAAAATTGAATATGTTATTGGAAAGCCTTTATGATAAGCTTGAAAAATCTAAGCAATTAAATATAGAGGAACTTGCAACTAACGACGAAAAAATAAGGCAAGCAAAACAAGAATATGAATGGAAAAAAGAACTTACTGATTTAACAATTATCAGTAAAGAAAAAACTATGAATGAGTGGACTATTGCAGAAAGACAACTCGGTGTTTATAGACAACAAGTTGAAACATATAAACAACGAGTAGAGCTAGCAGAAAAAGATAGCCTTACTCAATTAGCATGGATGGAAAAACTTGATACAGTCACAAAACAAGTTAAAGAGACAGAGCTTGCATTAAGAGAATTGAATGGAACTTTTGAAGAAGGTGTATCAAGAGGATTAAAAGATTATGCTAAATCAATGAAGACCACGTTTGAATATGGAAAACAAATTGTATCTGAAACAAGTTCCGCTATAAAAGGCAGTTTTTCCTCATTGTTTTCTGATTTAGGTAAGGGAGAACTTAAAACGTTTGAAAGTTATTTTACAAGTTTTGCCAATAAAATAACTGATATTTGGGCTAATATGCTTGCAGATATGCTTACTAATTGGATTATGAATCAAAACGCAATGAAAAGTTCTGGCAGTAGTTCTGGATTTGAATCAATACTAGGTATATTTGGTTCATTATTTGGCTCTGGATCTTCAGGGGTTGCTAGTGGTGGTAGTTATACTCCACCTATAGCATACGCTGCTAACGGGTATGATATCCCATCAGGACGTAATCCTTTAGTACAAACTCACGAAAAAGAAATGATTTTACCTGCTAAATATGCCGATGTTATTCGATCAATGGCAAGCGCGAACACAAGTAATGGGGGGAGCACCCCTCAAATTTCATCACCTAAGATTGGGGTTGAAATAAATATGAAAGATAATACATCCAATAAAACAAAAATGACTGAAACAGATAGAAAATATGATGCTCAAGCCAGGAAATTTATAATCAATACAGTGTTAGAGGATTATAGTAATGGTGGTAATACTTATGGTTTGATAGGAAGGAAGAAATAATGTCATTTCCTACCCTTACAAGTTGCTCTCCAATAGTATCTAATTGGGAAGAGGGATTCAGTTACGATTTTACAATAACAAGTGATAAAGAGGGGGGTTACAGAGAAACCCGAGCACGTTTTACCCGTAATCCTCCTGATAAATATAAAGTGGTTTATCCTGCTTTATCAACAGCAGATAAAATAACTCTTAGAAATTATGAACGTCAAATGTTAGGCGGTGCAACTGCTTTTAATTGGACAAATCCTGATGATGCAATAACATATGAAGTTAGATTTCTTGAACCGACAAAGTATAGTTCGGTAAAAGAAAACAGATGGAAAATTGAAATTACCTTGGAGACTACGTAATGCCTGAAACCTTACCTCAAGTTCTAGTTATTGAAAAAAATAGAATTGATTCAGAAAATCCTTGGTTAGTTTGTGTGGAATTCAAAGCAGCAGTTCCGTCTCTAAAGTATTGTAATAACTGGGGTGATGTTAGATACAATGGAAGTATTTATACTGGTATAAGTATGGATATTGATATTGTTAAGGAAACAAGTTCAGGAGAAATACCAAGTCTTAATTTATCAGTTTCTAATGTATCAAAATTACTTGGGGCTTATGTAGATCAAATTGATGGTGGTGTTGGTTATGAGGTAGTCCTATCTGTTATTAATGTTGATGTAAGCACTTGCGATAGAGTAAGTGTTGTAATAGGGGGTATTACCAAGTATTTTGATTGCGTTAGTGCTCATACATCCTCTACAGCAGATAATAAACCAGGTACAGGAACTCAATGGAATAAATATTGGGAGGAAAGAGGAAATTCAAGTGGAGCAAGTGCGTGGGCAAATGCTACAGATTACGATGTAGGAGATTGTACACTTGCATTTGCAAAAACTCAATCAATAACTAAAAGTGGATTTAACGCCACCAATATTACATTTACTCTTAGTGTGGCTAATCTTCTCAAGCAGATATTTCCACAATGGCAATATACCGCAGATATGTGCAAATATTTATTTAGATATCATGAATGCGCATACGAAGATGTTGATGCTGATGTTGTATATCTAGCAGGAGATAGCAGTGATTATCTCTGTTATGTGGGACACACAAGCGATACAACTATTTCAAAACCAGGAACAGGAACTAAGTGGATAAATTATTGGCGTACTATTAGTGTTGCTTCTGCTTGGTCTGTAAGTTCTGTAAAATATGATATTTATAAAAGAGTAACAAATGATGGAAGTACCTATGTTTGTATTGAGTTTCATACGTCTTATACTGAATCCGAGCCTGGGACAGGTACGGATTGGCAAACTTATTGGAGACTTGTAAAAACACGGGCATTATGGGCCGATACTACAATATATAGTCCCGGTACATCAAGCTGTTCCCGATTAAAATCAGTATGTGAAGCAAAACAAAACCTGTATCATTATGGTGGAGATGAAGGGTTGTCTTCAATTATTACCAGATTAGTACGATGAAAAAAGACATTGAAATACTCGAAGGATTGATTAAAACGCCCTTTGCTTATCATGGAAGAGAGCCTGGAAAAGGACTGGATTGTTTTGGTCTAGGTCTTATAATTGATAAGAGATTGGGATTAGGCACTTTTGATTTTGGAAGTCCTGGAGAAAAGAATAGTTTTGATTTAATAGGAAAATCAATATCGAATAATAAAAGTTTGTTTGTTAAACTAGATAAACCAGAGAAATGGTGTTGGGTAACATTTATAATGAGAAAAAGATTAGTCACTCATGTTGGTAAGGTAATTAATTGGCCTTATTTTATCCATGTTCTCGAAGATACTCAAGTCACAGTAGAACGATTAGATGGGGATTTTTGGAAAAATCATATTGAAGGATATTATAAGTGGAAAACACAAGAATAGCACTTGTTAAATTAACTAATCCATTTGATATAGAGAAAAGGGAATCCTCTATAGTGCCGTATAAAGGAGAAACCTTACTTGGATTGTATTTACAACACTATAGTATTAATGATCCTATATGCGTAAGTATAAATGGTTGGATAATACCTAAAGAAAATTACGCAACAACTTTAATTAAACCAGGAGATAGCATATTATTTAAACCCATAATTACTGGCGGTGGTGGGGGTGGTATACTACAAATAATTGCGGGAATAATACTTGTTATTGTCGCTGTTGTTTTTCAGCAATATTATCTTTTAGCTCCTGCTGCTGGTTTATTACTTGGGGGCATAGCAGCGGCTATAACACCTGTTCCAGGTTTAGAAGAATCAAGTGGTTCATCAAAAGTAAGTCAAAGCTATTCTTGGCAACCTCATACCTTACAGCAACAAGGTATTGTATATCCAATACTTATTGGTACATTTAAACTTCATGGTAATTTGGTTGATTACTATACAAGTTCTAACCAAGATAAATCATATCTCAATCTTAATTTGAGTCTAGGGCAAGGTCCGTGGTCAAGACTTTATAATTTTTATATTAATAAATTAAGCCAAGAAAATTATAAAAGTACAGTAGTTGAGCAACGTCTTGGAGGACTGAATCAAAAATTACTTACTACTTTTGATTCAATAAAATCTGAGGTAATTGTTTCTAAAAAATTATCTTACGCTCCAAAATGGTCTTCATTAACAAAATTTAATATTAATGATTCAGTTAGACCTACGACAATAACTACATATCCTACAGATGGAACATATTTTTTTGATGCTATAAAAGTATATGGAAATAGCAAAACAGGATCAACTGAACCTATTTGGGATATTACCCCAGGTAATACTACATTTGATGGAACGCAACCAACTATAGTGGCAGGAACAGATGGAATAAATTATGTTTGCATAAAAAACCATACTACTGCTAATGATAAACGACCTGTTACCGGGGCTTCATATAGTACATATTGGGAAATAACAGATGAAGAAGCTAATTGGACATGGGCTACTAGTTATGCAGCAAAAAAAGGAAATGGAATATTATGGGAATGTTATGATCCTTCGTATATTATTAATTCTGGCGTTCGAGATAAAATGGAAGTTGAGGTATATTTTCCAGAAGGAATTTGGTATACAGATGATGCCGGAAATATAAATACAGTTGGATGTATTGTTGATGTACAAGTAAAAGAAGATGGCGGTAGTTATATATCGTATACAGAAAGATCATCTGCTTCTGGAGTAAATTGGTCCGGTTTAGATGCTGCGGGTAATCCAACATCATATTGTGATTATCAATGTATTAAAAATCATACCGCTGATGCTAGTAATGCTCCAGCTTCAGCACAAGGGTACAGATATTGGAAATATATAGGAGAAGGTAAAGAAAATCCAAGGTGGGTTACAGGAACTTCATATTTTACAGCACCAAAAAGTATTGATTACGGAGTTGGTCAATGGTCTGCCGGAAGGTGGGTACAACAAGCCGGAACTAAAAATGATATTTGGCTTGAAGTTATAAGAGGTTCCGCATATAAAGCGTCGCATAGAGAAGGAGAAGAATACTATAATCCATCAGATCCAACAGATAAAAGAAATACTTGGAGATGGATAACTGGTAAACAGATAATAGCTTTTAGTTCTATTTCTGGAGCAAAAATATTTGGTGTGGCTACTAAAGCGGTATCAAAAACTATATATATACCTAATGTAAATAAAAATACTGATTATACTATCACGTGTATAAAATTATCTAAAAATGCAAATGAAACGAAGGCAAAAAATACTTGTTATTTTTATAAAGCACGCTTGGTTTCTAATCTCAAACAAATATCCCCTCGTGAAGTAAAAGTTGGTATTAAAGCACTTGCTACAGATCAATTATCAGGAACACTTGATTTTAGTTGTTATGCAGATGGGGCAATACTAGCTGTATACAGGCCAGATAGAATTTATGTAGAACAATATAATGGAATAGGAAGTCGAGTAAAAAATATTGCCGGAACAGCATCGTATTATGCTCGCGTGACTCATGCCTCAGGAATAGAAAAATCTGGTACCCCTGATACGTATGATGAACCGGGTATTGGTTCTGCATGGAATGATTATTGGGTACAAGAGAGTTCCTACGATTCTAGTTGTACAGTATGGGCAGAAAATATTACCTATTCGCAAGGTGTTATTTATCAATCTTTTGAGTGTATAGTAGATCATACGGCAAGTTCTGGAAATAAACCACCAAATACTACGTATTGGAAGCCTATTGATTGCAGATATAGTTATAGATGGATAAGTGGAAGAGTATATGACAGTAGTGATGCTCTTCACTACGAATTTAATGATAATAATGCTTGGGCAATGTATAAAGTCATTACCCAACCAGTTCTTGAAGCTGATGAGGTTATAGGTACTGATAACTTAAATTACCACTGTATAAAACCACATATTGCGACAGCTACAAATAGACCTATTAATGGCAAAACAACTGATGGGACAAATGTAGAAAGTCAGGAGTGGTCAGAATATTGGGAACTTGGTGGTGTTAAAGGAAAAACTTGGGTAACCGGAACAGAATATGGGTATAAAGCCGTACGATACGATAGTAGAGAACCAGATACTATCGACCTTGTAAAATTCCAAGAATTAGCGGATTATGCCGATGAATGGGTATGGGATGGTGAAGGAAGTAGAGTTAATGATCAAGCCCATACAGCAACATATATTTGTCTTATTTCTCATACTTCATCAGCATCATCTGAACCTGGAGTAGGAGCAGATTGGGATCATTATTGGGTAGAAGCAGGATACTACAATTCCTTACTTGATACTGATTATACATGGGCAACAAGTACATCTTACACAAGGGGGGTAGAAAGAAGACTTAGCTTTAACGGTGTGTTTGATTCGGAGCAAAGTACATGGGATGCCCTTCTTCAAATAGCAGATGTATCTAGATGTGTTCCTATTTGGAAAGGGACGACTATTTCTCTTTATATTGATAGGAAAATAGAAACTATTCCAAGCAGTACTTTTTGCGTAGGTAATATAAACCAAGATACTTTTTCCTTAAATTATTCTGGTTTAGAAGAAAGGGCAAGCGAAATAGATGCTACTATATCTGATATGGATAACGACTATGAACAAACTCGTATTCTAATACCGGATAAAACAGGAACACTTTCTAGAAAATTTAAAGCAAATATACAACCTATTGGAATAACTAGTAGGGGTTTACTTAGAAGACACGGGGAATACCGAATACGTAATAATTTATATCTTATCCGAGCTTTATCTATACAAGCGAAGGTGGCTGCAGTTGGTTGTACTGTAGGAGACAGATGTTACGTACAACATGATGTTCCAGAATGGGGGATTGGTGGGTTAATTGTTAGTGGTACATCTACTACTATCGTACTTGACAAACCAGTAGTAATACCCGCAAATTCTAAAATACTAGTAAACGTAACTCCGACAGGGGATGCGGACTTGTTTGAAGATCATCCAATAACAGCTGGTACATATGATGCGGGAGATAATATAAGCCTTGATGGGGCTACATTTACAGTAACCCCTAAAAAGAATGATGCCTACTATATAGGAACCGGTGATTATAAAATATACACAGTAATGAATGTTTCTAAAAGTTCAAAACTTGATATTGATTTAAATTTTATTGAATACAATGAAAATATTTATGGGTGTGATGGGAGCGATATCGTATCTTACGATTTCCCAACTACCATTGTTAAGAAAGATTACAATAATTATCAAGTAGTCAATTTAAAAGTTAAGGAAAACAAGGTAGTAAATTATTCAGGTGCTATAGAGAGAAGCTTGTTTGTAAATTGGGAAAATCCTAATTGGGCCGACTATAATGGGGCGTATGTATTTATAAAACAACTTCCGGTAGGAACAAATATTGGTATTACAGGAACGCCCTCAGTAATTACCGGAACAGACGGAGTAAACTACGCATGTATAAAAACATACGTGGTAAATTCAGAAAATTTATCTTATTCCCAACCAGTAACAGGAGGAATATATACAAACTGGTGGAGACCTACAAGTTTTGAAGCAAACACAAGATTTGAACTTGGAAGTGCTTATGTTAAAGATGGCATATACGTTTATCAAACAATAGTTGAGTACAGTAATAAAAAATATAAATGTATTAAAGCTTATGAAGTAACGGCAGGTAATATTGGCGATACAACTCCTGGAGTAGGCGGGCTATCCCCTTTATATTGGGAGGAAACCCAACAAAACAGTAATAGTGTTTTTGCTATTGGTCTTATGTGTATGACCGGACCTAATGTTGGCAATGGAATACTTGGAATAGCTGATTTATATGGTTCATATGAGTCAGGAAACACCGAGGAAAGTAATACGTATGATTTTATAAAGTATGGAAAAGTAAGCTCCAACGAAAATTATGTTTCTATCAGCAAAATAACTACACTCAAGGGATCATCAATAGACATAAAAAAGCAAACGCCTTATGCTATAAAAGTGTGTTCTTTAAATAAATCAGATAATTATGATTTATTAAATTCACCTGAAAAAGTGATTACAACTTCTGGGGACTATACTCCATCACCTATTCCTGAATCATCAAACACGTTGAGGATATCCCACTTACAGGTAAATAGTCAAGGAAATTCTGGAATTTGTACATCAATAAATGAAATATTTACTTGGGGTAAAGCTACTGCGGCTATATCTGACAATTATGGTGCTGGACAGGAACCTTCTGGTGCTGGGGCATTTACTCCAGGAACAATTAAAGGATATCAAATACAAATATTTGATAGTCTTGGAATAAGAAGGACTGATTTTTCACCTACTGAATCATATATTTATACATACGAAATGAATAAAGCTGATGGCAATGGAACATCAATTAGAGACTATACAATTGAGGTGCGTGTTATTGATTTGGATAATGTAATTTCTATGTATCCTCAAAGAATTGAAATTACGCACCCAATACCGGTTGTTCGTGATACTGATATTTCATGCACAAATGGAATGAAAAAATTTACGGTAAATATAACTCCATCTACTGACAATAGTGTAGTTACTGGTGGAGAATACAAAATATATGCCTCTAAGACTTCTGGTTTTACTCCATCAAGTGCAAATTTAATAAATACAGGAGCAGAGTCAAGCTATACTCATGAAATAAGTGCTTCCGATATAGGTACATGGTATATAAAAACAGCTATTGCAGATTGTTTTTATAATCCAGATATTGACACATTAAATTATTCAACTGAAACATCTACGGTGGTTCCTCTTGTAGTTTATACTGATATTGGTAGTGTTAATGCAGACACAATAACAGTTGGAAGTATAAGGGGAATTAATATTCAAGGTTCAAGTCACATGACTAAAGGTTCATACCTCATAACTACTTGTCTTGCAGCGGATACGACGCTTTATCTAAAAGACACCGTAGACTTTGCAAGTTCAGGAACTGCATTTATTATTGACAGTGCAAATGATCATGATACTATTACGTATACAGGTAAAACAAGTACCACCTTAACAGGAGTAACGGGTGTTTTAGCGCATACAGTATCAAGTACAAATATTCCGGTAGTTATTCCTGCAATAAAAAGCATTGTAATTGCTGATGTTACAAATGAAATGAGATTTTACGGAGATCGTGGAGATGGAACAATAGAGGAATTAGCAAGTATTGGTATCTCTAATACTTTTGGATTAGATACTATTTTAAATCTTGGATCTGTTAACAGTACAAGAAGAGCAATTCATACAGAAGGAACTGTAAGCGGAATAGGTAATAATACACTAATTTACGCAAAAAATCATAGTCCTGATGCTGCTAGATACGCTATCATGGGAGTATCATATAGTTCTACTGGTGCTGGTATATATGGGTCAGCCGCAGGGGTTGATGGAAACGGGGGTTGGGGGGGTATATTTGAGGACGGCATATCTATTAATTCTGGGGATATTAGTGTTATATTAGGAAATATAGGCATAGATCAAGGAGTCCTTAATTTATCAATACATGAACATGGCTCAATGCCATCTGGAACAAATGGATCATCTACTTGCATATCTCATAATACTGCATGGACATATCCTTACCAATTAGCATATCTTGACGGTTCTGGTGTATGGAGAAAAGTAATTGATAACACAACTATTTCATAAATTTTATCTAATTAAAGCACTCACTCATATCATCAATATGACAAGTCTCCCATATAATTGCCGGGGAAAGGTAATGTGGTTTTTGAATCTCTCCATTTTCATTGATAGGTGTGTACTCAAGCACTCCATTGATTATATTTATACGGGAAGCACAATACCATTTTATAAATTTATTACTAGTATCAGAACGGCGTATCACTATTTTTGTTTTCCCTGGACAAATAACCAAACCTTTTTCATCTACAATATCATTACCAAAAGATATAAAAGAACCTCCAAAAATAAAAACCAACAAAAGTACAACGATAGCCTTTTTCATTTTTTCACCTCTTATGATAAGTATTTTATTCATTCATACTTTTATTATACTATACATTTCAAAAATTTTAGTAATTATTTTTTAGGAGAAAATAATGGATATTAAAACAATTACAAACGAAATGGTTTTGTCTCAAATTATTTCAGATAGAGACACTATGATATTATCCCAACACGAAACCCTTGGTCAAAAAGATATGGAAATACTTAAATTGCAGAAGAAAATAGAGGAACTTGAAAAACAAATAAGGGGTTAGACTCTATAATATAGATGATAAAATATCTATATATAATAAGTAATAGGAGATAAATTTGGCACAATATAAAGAAGGAACCGTTGATGTAATTAACGCAAGTGCAACAATATTGGGCACAGGTACATTATGGGCAACATATACTCAAGCCGGACAAATATTTATGGTAGACGGTACAACTGTATTATATACTATTAGTAGTGTAGATTCGGATACTCAAATAACATTAACTAGTGTATATGCAGGATCATCAGCATCTGCTATTACGTATTCTGTAACAACAGACTTTACCACAAACTTAAGTCTTTACGAAACAGACTATCAGGATAAAGATTGGCCTGTTAAATTAACCCAATTAATGATTAGACCCCTTGATACATATTTATGTAATATTATTGGTACTATTGCTTTAGAGACTAAAACAGCAGGCTGGACGCTTGATATGACAAAACTAACACATATACCTAAAACGTATACAATAAATAGTGCCACTAATATAGACGAGAGTATAACTTTTCCTAATGTTGTATTTACTTCTGCAGATATTGGTAAAAAATTTAAAATCATAAATTTAAATTCCTCAGTAAAAAAAGTATCTATTATAAACTCGGCTTCGAGTGCTTGTGCTATTGATGATTCAGGCACTGGGGCAGGAGATGGAATTTATACAACTGAATTATATGGATGTATAACATTAGAACTTGTTAGTACAACACAATGGGTTACAGAAAGTGCTTCTGGTTCTTGGACTACTACAACATAGAGAGGGGTATTAATATGAAATTAAAAACACTTGTAGCAGCTTTTATTATTTTAACTTTTATGGTTGCTCCTACGCTATGGGGGGCTAATGTAACAACACGGAATTATAGTATCCCTGGGGATGCTAAATATGTGACTACTGAGGCTGAACTTAATAGTGCGAATACAGCAGGGATAGCGGATATTATTATAGCATCTTCATTTGCATTAACTTCATCTTTTACGAGTTCAGCTACAACAACTATACATTATACGTGTGGAGCGATTACAACTACAACAGGATATACCCTCACGTATTCTACGCCTCCCGTGTTTGATGGGTTATGTCAAGCATTTACGGGAACTGGAACAGTAATACTACCAGAAGGAATGGTTCAATATTTAGAGATTTATGGAGGAAAGGGCGATGATTCTACGGATAATACAAGTATGTGGACAAAAGCAATGGCAGCTCAAACAAGACCAATAGTAAAATTAGTAGGAGGAACATACAGGGGCATAGTAGACACGGCCACAAAAAATGCTACTATAACTGGATCTGATGGAAACTTCTTAGGAACAACAATGTATAACAATTCTGTTTCATCTCCGCTTATATCTATTGGTTCATCATCTGGTGTGAATATAAATAATCTTCATTTAAATAATGCTAATGTCCCTGCACATACTATATACGGCATTGGTGCTACATATTTGCAATTGGATAAGTTGTTTATACGTAGGCATGGCAACAATACCACAAATAATAAATGGGGAGTTTATTTGCACTCTTGTACGTTTGCCTCCATAGGCACCTTAAACTTTGCTGATACCCATGAAGAGGATGGATCACAAAGCATTTATGGAGGCCATTTTTATATGTCCGTAACCAATGGACCAAAGGTTGATTTACTAACCGCTGGCCATGCAGGTTCTGATTCAACAGCTACTGCTTTCTATTTACAAGAACTAAATGGGGGAAGTATTGGAGCTATTGAAATAGATTCAGGTGGGGGAGGGGGGATACTATTCGCAAGGCTTCTATATAGTTTTACGATTGGGAACATATACACAGAATTAACAACCGAAGCGGTATGCTTGGCTGAATCATGGATACAATTGAAAGACAATATATCGTTGAATATAACTGGAATGCGATTGTATCACCATGCAGATACATCAGGATCGGTTAAGCCCCTGATTGGGCTTAGGAACAACAACGCACTAGTTTTAAACAATATATTTTTCTGGAGGACAATAAATAACAGTGCTATTCCAATACTACAATATTTTGATGCTAATAACAAAAATATAAAAATCTCAGATATTCATGGAGGAAATTACACTAACCATGATCAAACCGTAGGCTTAGCATATACTTTTTTTGATACAAATAATCAGTTATCATCTAACATAATATTTGAAAATTATCATGATAGGTCTGTTGGAATGGCTACGCACAATCTTCTCAACGTAGATGGGTTAATAACAAATAATATACAGGGGATACAAATTTTTGGGGGAAATTCGGGTATTATTGTTAACAATCCAGGGACGTACCCTTTATCAGCGGACGATCCTATATCGTGTAGGGGGATAAACTGTTTATTTTCTGATGTAGTAATATATGATGCAGTTAATACAATCGGAGCAACAAGTGTTATTCCCTTAGATTTACCCACAAATACAGTTATATTGGGAGTTGTTTTAAGAGTTAATACAGCTATTACTGGGGCTACATCGTGGAGCGCAGCGTTTTCAGGAGGAGACACAACATCTATAGGTTCTGGATATTCTATAGATAAAAATACAAAGGTGTATAAAATGTTTGGAACTCCCCCAGTTACTACTACAGCAGTTGGTGGTACAGACATCACTTTAACTGCTGCTGGAGGTAATTTCTCTGCAGGAAATATAGGAGTAGATATATATGTTCGTACAGTTGGAGTTATAGCGGATGCCCCATAAAAAGGAGAAATATATGAAAAAGTTAATGGTAATTGCAGCATGTCTTATGTTAATGGGTTGTGGAGCCTCACGGCTATCCACAAGGATAGCCGTACAGGTTGGTGATGGTTTTATTAAGACAGCGAACATAGGTATACCAGAGATGAAGAAAATCATAGTGGCATGGCCCTATATAAGCGGTCAGATTGCTTCTATCCCTCACCCGGAGGATAATATAAATGGACAGGCGAAGAAGGTCATAGAAGAACTGGATGCCTTATCCCTAAAAACAGAATGGACGGCGAGAGAGTGTGGTCAGATATCCACTGACCTCGTGTTGATAGAATATTATGCTGCTCAATTTGGATGGGACAGATACGGTGTAACTATTACGAAGTGGTTCAAGGCGTTGATGGGGGGTTAAAAATGAAAGGGACAAATGATCTAGTAACCTGGATTGGAGGAGTTGGAACACTGCTTACAACTATAGGAGCTACGGGGATTGGGGTACTACCTGAGTACAAAACCTATTGTCTTATTTGTACTGTTTTAGGAGGAGGGCTTACGGCTATGGCGTTCTATCTAGCTAAGGGAAAAGACTCAACGGGGACTACAGGAGCATGATATGGAACTGATAGATATAGTTCTCTGCGTAGCTTGTGTTGGAGTATGTATTATTGGAGTAGGTTTATGTATGATCGGTATTGCTCTTATGCGTATGACTCATGGGGAGTGGGATGAACCAAATCTATCGGAGGTAAAAAGATGAACTTAGGGACTCGGTTAAACAACTGGTTAAATATTCGTTATCTATCTGCTAACAACTGGAGGGGTCAGATAGGAGAGGAAAAGGGATTTTGCAAGTTTGATACTGTGGAACATGGACTTAGGGCGGCAGGAATAATATTGAAAAAATATATCAAGAAGGGTGTTAATACTCCTGAAAATATTATTAAAAGGTATGCCCCCTCAGAAGAAAACGATACAGAACAGTACATAAATCTAGTCTGTGGATGGACTGGATTTGATAGAGACGAAAAATTAACATACACTTGTATTCCATCCCTTATGTATGGGATGACAAAAATGGAAACAGGGAATATTTTATCTAGTCAACAGATGAAAGACTTATGGAAATATTGATATGATACCTACTTTAAAAGAGATATTAGAAAAGTATAAGGATTTAGATATTGTAATCAATCCCTGCTTATCTCCAACAGCGGCGAGTGGATTATGGAAGTGTGCAAAGGAGTTGTACGAAGTATTGAAAACTGAGTATGAAAGGCAAGTGAGAAATGAAGGGAGATAAAATTAAATATGTAAAGGTTACTTACAAGTATAAGTTGATGAAGACTTATACTATTAATACTCCAATCGTTGGCTTCAACTGCGTCAACATTTTCCTATACCTTGGTAAGGATGGAAGACTTACTATATACAAGGGTTATGCATGGGATGGAGCAAGTGGGCCTACTATAGATGGGAAGAGTAATATGAGGGCATCACTTGTACATGATGCACTATATCAACTTATTCGGCTAGTCCTTATTCCACAAGAGTATAAAAAGGTTGCCGATACACTATTTTATGATATCCTTCTTGAAGATGGAATGAATAAACTTCGTGCAGATATGTGGAGAGAAGGCGTCGAGCACTTTGGAGGAGCAAGCTGTATTCCTGGATCACAGGACAAGGAAGTATTAATTGCCCCATAAGATGAAACTAACAATCTATTCACGCTTTTCATAGCTCTTCTCCTCGATGGGTCTGGGTATTTAACGGACCTATTTTCTATATATAAGTAATCCTATATAATAAGTAGATTAAAAATAATTAATTTTTCTCTTTACTTTTGTATAAACACTGGAAAAATTAGTATTCTATACCCATTTTTTATTTTTTGATCCTAGTTAGTAAAACTATAGACTTAAAAACAATTTAACGCTACGAGCATTTAAACGTAAATAAAAGGACATTCTCGTGTAAGCCCAAACTAATATTTTGAGGGTTAAAAATTATACTCGTATTACTAAGTTAAATGTTACTATTTTCAGTCAGTAAAAATCAGAGAATAAAAAACTCAATAATTTTAACCATATTATAACTATACGAAATTATTGAGTTTTAATATTTAAT